ACCCGCCGTTGCGTTGTAGGCATAACAATATATGTTCGCCCCTATTATTGTAAGATTTAATTTCTAATCCTAAATTATCTTTGATTAGTTGCCATCTGTTAGGATTAATATCTTTGTCAAAATAGAAGCCAGTATTTCTAAATACTCCATCTAAACTATACCTGAGATAGTTCCCTGGCGTATTCCTTTTGCCAGTTTGAAATAAAAATAGGTTACTGTCTACTACTATTGTATGTGCATTATTTAATCTTTGTCTATCTAATACTTGTTTTCTAAACAATAGATGGGGAGTATTTTTACTATTCTCATGCACAAATCCTTGTAAAACTGCAAGGTCACAATCTTGCAGTGAAGGCTGATAATGATTTATTCCGGTATCCCCTGACCTTGAAACTCCTTCAATAAAGTTTGACAGTATTAAAGGTTTTTCAGGACTACTATTTTTTGGTGGGATTCCACTGTGGTAGCTGACTACTTTCATTTACAGTTCTCCATGCATATCCGTTTCGTAGTTCATGTACATCAAATTGGCAATACGCAAGATGTGCAAAAAAAGCATCAGTAGTTTCTCTGTCAGGCATTTTTGGATTATCTACATTTCTTAGATCATTTTCACATATATTATATGCGGCATTTGGTCCTAATACTACTGCTGGTTTGCCTTCCATAAGTGCTTCTACAGCAGCAATACTGTTGTATGTAACTAAACAATGAACATCATCTGCTAGTGCTGCTTGCATAGTTTTGTCAGTAACACGTTCTGTTCTGTTAGGTTTTAATCTAATTTCTATTGGCCTACTTGAATATTTTTTGATTTCAGCAACAACTTGCTTTACCCATGTTTCAGGATCAGGCTGTCCAAATACACGCATTGCTTTCAAACTAGGAGGACATACTAAAATTTTTGTACCTAACGAAAGTTTTCTATATCTATATCCATGTGCTTTTGCTCTATCCATTGGTCTTTCAATAATAGGTCCACAGTTTTGCATATCATTCTTTGTTACTCTATGGATCCATTTATTCTTAACGTTTCCAAAGTACCCGGTATCTACAGTATAAAATGTTCGTCTTGACTCTCTGCATTTAGCAATAGCTTTTCTACTGCCCCCGCCTACACCTCTTATAATTAAGTCAGTGTTGTCATCTAAATGGTCTGCATACGAACTTACTACGCCATTACTTCCCATTGCAAAATTTTCTAAGATAGGATCATACTTATGACCTTTTCTTTCAAAATTAACTTCGCTTGTGTCTATTGCTACAATTTTCCCCATATGATTTTTTACTCTTTCCGTAATTGCTTCCCAAGTGTTCCCTTCATAATACTTAGCTGCAGGATCTACTAAATAATTTAGAACCGATTTTAAAATTTCTTGTTTTTCGTCATTCACCTTCCAAGTGTCGGGTGTTAGTCTACGCTTTGCATTTGCTTGTCTTTGTGCTAGATAACTTTTTTCAGCTAGATACCAGTCTCCAGAATATTCGCATGTTCTATAATCTTTGAACCAAGGTCCGCCATCTGTGTAATGTATTGCTGATGGAACATGTTCACCATCTTCTTTATAAACACCTACTAACCAGTTCCATTCATGACTAATTCTACCAATATCTTTATCTTCTAACCAACTAAATCTATGTAAAAATTTTCCGTCTATATCAGGCTTGTTAATAAATTCTTTAGTCAATTTTCGATTTTTTGGATGTTCACAATTGAACAACATCATACTTGACCAATTCTTTCTTGGATATACAGTTTGTTCTTTGCCGTCCATTTTGGTTTTAGATGACGGAGTATAGTCATGCTGAACACACATTAAAGCATAATTTTTATCTAAATTCTCTTCTATAATTTTCCACAAGTTTCTTACATCACTTTTAAATAAAAAATCACAATCGCAAAACATTGCCCAGCCTTTAAAGTTGGCAAGTTCAGGTACTAGAAAGCGTGTAAATGTAAATTCTGTAGATGCTAATTTGTCTTCATCTCTCCAATACAAACCTCTATCACGCATCTCTTGCATTTTTATAGGAACAATTTCTATACTATTTGGGAATTTGGCTCTATCAAGTATACTTTGTTTACATACTTGAAATGCTAGGTCTTCTCTACTATCCCAGCCTACAAATATTTTAATTAGGTTGTCTTTCAATATCTTCCTCCACACAATTGGCACCATATTGTATTTCTACTAATTTTAATGGTTCTGTTGATTCGTTTGCTAACTGATGCCACATACCTACAGGTATATGTAAACTTTTATGCTGTTCATATGTACCATGGAGTTCTATATCAGTTTTTGTGTTTATTGTATAAACTGTTGCAGTTCCTTCAGCAACAAACCAATGTTCAGATCTTTTTTCGTGTCGCTGCATTGATAGTTTTTTACCAGGTGGTACTGCTAATTCTTTTACCTTTGTATGTTTATCGTATTCGTGTATCACTCTGTAGTACCCCCATGTACGCTCAGTCTTTGGTGCTTTCCATTCATCAAGTATCCAACTAGAACTATTCATTTTATTAGTTCCTCCGACACCAAATTTAAAATCTACATACGGCATATCTCCGTATGTAGCCATTTCAGGAGTATTACTACTACCTCTGTCTCCTCCGTTACAGAAGATAACCTTTGGATTTGCGTGGGTACTTAAGGTATGGAAAATTGCATGACATGCACTATCGTCACTATCGTCAAAGCCTATTACTTTATCTACAATTGAAAGTTCTTGTATAATAGCAATACGATCTTCGAAAGGCATAAAAGGTCTGCCTTTCTTGCGAGTCAGCCATTCGTCACTATTGACACCAACTATGAGTTTTGCTCCTAGTAGTCGTGCTGCTTTAAAATATTCAATATGACCTTTATGAAGAGGATCAAATCCGCCAGTTACTAAAACAATATCCATACACATATTTATATACGCACATTATTCTGTGTATAAGGATTGATTAATTTGTTTGGATATAATGATTTTAATTGTTTCCACGGAAGCCCTTGTGCTATTTCATCAGTATTCCATTGACAATATGCTAAATTGTTTAGCCACTGCGTCCGTTCAAAAGTTTGTGGATTTTGTAAATTATCTAAACTCTTATTACTTACTGACCAAGCCATTGAGCTTGGACATAGACTAAATGTAGGTATGCCTTCACAAACACTTTCAGTCAATGCATTGGTATTAAAACCTACCACTGCCCATGCTTTTTTAAAATCTTGATACAATCCATCACCGCCATTGAGTAATCCAGCACCTGCATTATTTCGACTTATTTCAAAATTAGTAACGCTACATCTGTTTATAATTTCCATTTGCCTATCTACCCTTGCAGGATGTAGTCTAACAATAATTTTTCTATCTGTATTTTTTCTAATTTCAGTAAGTGTGTGTACTAAAAAAGCATCATATGTACCGTGTTTCTTGAGTAGATTTTTTAGACTGCTATCTCCTGGACGTTGTAGTACTAGTAATATTGCATCACCTGGTGTGTGCCAATCTTTGACTTCTATATCTTGTTCTTGCTTGACACGTTCCCATCTATCAGATGGACAATCTTGTACGTTATATTCACCCTCATCTTGAAAGTAACTCCACCAAGCAAATCTATGATATGCTTGAGGTGCAGGATAATTAGGCATGTTTCTCCTAAATACAGCTGATTCTGCGCATATATAGGGCTTACCGCTATAACGTATAAATTCGTAAATATGGCCTAATTTTTTTTGGCGTTTCTGTTCTAATATGTTACTTTGTAAAAATATATCTGCTTTGCTTATTAGTTCTTTATCTTCCCATTCGGCTACTACAACATTATCTCCACCCAATACAGGATGGTTTCTATATGCAGGTTTTATTGCAACAATTAAAGGTTCAGAGCTTTTCATTTACGAAATACATTCCAGTCTTTTCTAAGAAACGATGTTTCTTTTTCTTACCCATAGTAGATTCAATACGCAACTGTTTTGTTTTTTCTTGGTCTAATGTAAAGCCATATTCTGTCATTTTGTCTATCCAATATGGTGCATTTTGACAATTAACATGATGATAGCCTGTTTGTCCAACTACAGCATGTGTCATTATAAGATTTTTACATTTTTGCATAGCATGTGCATAATTTGGAATATACTTTTCATAAACATGTTCTACAAATTCTACACTCCACCCAATATCATATATATCATCTATAGGTGCAGGACCAATTTGAAAGTCGTGGATTATAAATTTTTGTGGATCGTAACGTTCTAATGTGTGATCGCCATCAATACCTTTAACAACAAACCCTAACTGTTCAGCTAATTGTACCATTCCTCCTGGACCACATCCGATATCCAAAAACCTCTTATGTCCTAATGATTGCAACCATTTTAGTGCACCTTCATCTAAATGTGTAAGACCGTTATGGCCACCTAGGTGTTTGTCTAACATTAATTAATTCCTTACAATAAATTTTTTGTATGTATCAAGATACTTATCTTTTTCTTTTTGGTTGCCTTTGAGTGTTAGAAATACACTTTGATTGCCGTTCTTACCTATGCTCATCCAATATAATTTTGGTGGCTGTTCGTGATACGTGTATTTTTCACTAAGTTGTTTTAGAACAGTTTGGTCCCAAAAAGGTACCCAATCTTCAATTGGCTTTTCTAAAAGTTTATCGGCTAGTTCTTGCCTAAAGCCAGGTGTGCCAAATGTCACTAAGCCAGCTAACCAATGTTTTGCTTTTAAATGCCTTAACATTGTTATCTTGTGTCTTGATGCTTCTGCAAATTGTCGTGGTGTAGTTTGTCTAGTACATATAGTATCAGCATCTAATGTCATCACCATATCATTGTCATTAAACTTTTCAGCAACTTTTAAAAAACGTACACATTGTAGATATCCTAGCTTTGCCGAATTATTTTTAAATTTTCTTTCTTCTGTAGAATATTGAACGCCTTCAACTCTTTCAATATGGACAGGATTAACTATATGAACATGACATGTAATCCATGGATTGAAATGTTTTATACTACGCACTAGGTGTATGCCCCAATCGTCATAATATGTTTGATCGCAACCAATTAATACATTATAATGTGGCATCTTCCATCCCAGCAACTCTTAGCTTTACTACATTAGTTATCTGCCATTGCTTCTGGTCAAGTCCTTTTAAGAGTCCTAGCCACTTGTTACGCATCAGTGCAAACTCATTGATAATTTTTTCATAGTCAACAACGTCTGCCTCACCGTCTACGTATTTTTCAACGTCACGGCTTGACAGAGCTCGTTGATAGTTTTCGAGATATTTCTTAAAGTATGAACTACGTAATCTACGTAGCTCAATATTTAAGTAATGGAGTATAGCTTCAATTTCTTGTAACTGATTAAAACGTTGCTCAACAATGCCTGGCATTTCAGCCGCCGCACGTTCAACATTACCTTTGAGCTTAACTTCTACACGAGCTTGTTGAAGCTCATTTTCAAAGTGTGTTACTGCGTCAGGTATTTTAGATACATCACGTGAGACTTCACTATACCAACCCATTATTCATCCCATTCATCTAAGTCTTCATCATCAGGATCGATATCAAGATCTAGATAATATGATATTGCATCATCAAGAACATTGTCACTTCCTAATGCGGATGTAAATGCTTCATCTGTAGCACCATAATCAGCACAACATTCTACATAACGTTCTGCAATAATTTCGACACTTTTCTTATCAATAGTGTCTTTAAATACTGTCCATATATCTACAATATGACTCTCGTCCATAGTTTACTCCTCAATTAATTCGTGTTCGTCTACAACGATATCTTCAGCTTCAGCTTCTGCGGTATTTACCACAGGTTTCATTTTCTCGTCGTATTGTGACATAATCAAATCAAGTTTAGGACCTAACCATTGCTTACGATAATCAATATGCTCTTCGCCTGCAAGATCATTATACTTGAGTCTATTGCCTTGCTTAACTAACAAGCCTTTCTTCTCAAATAGCTCAACAAGACCACTATAAGGATTCATGCCAGTTTCATAAGGAATTTTAACCTGTACACCTTCAAACGGTTTTGCATAACGTGTTTTCATTACCTTACAGCCAGCACGGATACCCATAACTTCTGATATCTTGTTACCGTCTTGATCTTCTTTAAGTTTTAACTTCTTCATTGCAACGACAATACTTGATGCATAGATAAAGCCTTGTCCACCACTGATCTTGTCATCTGGATCAAACATATCTTGTGATGCATATGTATGGTTAGTACATACTAAGCCTACGTTAAGCGACCCAATCATGTTAACTGTGTTACGAACAAGTGAAGTCAATGCCTTAGGCTTACGACCCATATCACCTTTCATATCACCCTTGTTAAACTGATCAACGTCTGTTGGTGTTAGTAACATACCTAACGAGTCAACTACAAATAATACTTTAGGACGATCTTCTTCGTCCATTGCTCTGTAGTCCGATACAAATGTTGATACTGTTTTAGCAACATCATCAATCATACTCATGTTTAGTTTTAATAGTTTTTCTTCACTAGTATCTACGTCAAGTGCTTGTAACCAAGTTTCGTCAAGTGCGTTCTCTGAGTCAATTAAGACTACAAAGATACCTTGATCTTGTGCGTGTTTTACAATGTTACCTGCACAGAAATAACTTTTTCCTGCGCCTGATTCTCCTGCAAAAACAGTAACCTTACCTAGCGGAACACCTTTGTGAAAGTCACCACTAATAAGATAATTAAGTGCATATGATCCTGTTGAGATCCAGTCTGTTGGATCGTTAAAGCCGGAACTCATGCCTGAGATGCTTTTTGTTAAGTCCTTACGGAACTTACTAACGTCAAATGATTTAGCCATAGTTACTCCTTGTTAAGCCAAAGCGTAGGGGATTTCTCCCCTACAATATTTTGATTAAGTAGCTTGTCTTGAACGAATCATTGCAAGAATGTCTTGTGCATTACCTTCTGCAGGTGCCGCTTCAGCTGTTGGTGTTGGTGCTGGAGTTGCTTCTGCTACTGGAGCCGCTGGTGCTGCTTCAGGTGTAGGTGCTGGTTGTGCAACTGGAGCTGCTTCAGCAGTCATCGATGTTGCTGTACCATTAGTTGATGATTTGTTTGGATCACCAGTTCTTGCTGACATTCCTGCTGGACGGAAATATTGACCAAATCTTTCTGGATCATATGCTTCGCCATCTACAGATGCTTCAAACATTTCCTTCATTACCTTTACCTCAATATCTCCAGGTTTCTTAGGTAAGAAGTCACTTAGATTCCACAGGTTATTAGTTTCAATGCCTTTCATTTCAGCATCACCTAGTGGACGATCTCTACGTGCCCAGTTTGATGTTGAATAATCTGCATATCCGCCCTTGGATGTTTTATTAAGACGGAAGTCTACACCAGCAGTGTAATCTGTTGGCAATTCTTCCATATCTGGATCCATTAATGCTGCCTTAATAATTTGGAAGATTTGTGGACCAATAATAAAACGTCTAATTGGATTCTCAGGTTGTGTATCGTCTGAGAGTGGATTATCCGTTACAAAACCTTGGAAAATATATGAACGCTTTTTCCAATACTTACGACCCATATCTTCTAGACTTGGGTCTTTGAACCAACCACGTACCTCGTTTAAGATGTCACATGTTTCACCATACATTTCCATACATGGAATTTGTACTTGTACTGGTCTTGAATCAGTTTCACCTTTTACGCCTGCAAAGGGCAATTTAATCATCAAACGCTCTTTCCAAAAGAAAGTGTTTGACTCATCGCCATCTGGAAGGAAACGTAGAGTTGCACTCTCGCCTTCTTTAATATTCCAAAATGGGTAAATTGCGTTGTCGCCGCCGCCTGATGAATTACCGCTTGTGCGTGATTCTTGTTCCTTGAGCTTTGCTCGGATTTCTGCTAATGATGCCATAGTTAATGCCTCCTATATGTTATGCCTATGTGCAGAGCAACAAATTATTTGCTACTCTTGTGCCTTTATTCGTACAGCACAATATGTATTGTACGCTATTATTTATCAGAAGTCAAGTGAAATCTGACAAATTCTTGAAATTATTTTATTTTTTTATTATGCTACAGTAATGCTTGAAGCTGCGACCACGTCCGAACCGCTGATATCGATGTCGTTTGGTCCGATTGATGTCGTTGTTGCACCAGTATCTTTACCAATAGTTCTAATACGTGCTTGTAATTCTGATGCACTATTAATGTTTTTATCCATTACTAAGTGTATAACACCACTAGCATCATTTACTACAAAATATGCAAGCGGGCTAATTTCCCTTACAATTTGTCCAACTGTTTCGTTATATGCATCATCTTCTGCTCTTAAGTCAATTGCTCCATTAGATGCGTTTTCTACAGTTAGTTTATAGCAAAATGCATTTGGTGAATACATAGTGCCTACTGTTGTGTTATCTCCGCCCGTAGCATACGAACGTCTTTCTGCTGATGGTATTACTGCCATTTGCTCTCTCCTATAATCCTGCTAGTCTTTTGATGTCGTTTTCTTCTTGTGATACGGTAGGTTCCATTAAAGTTCCTTGCGGCTCTGGTTCAATCATTTCTTGATCTTGTTCCATTGCTCCGGCTTCTGCAAACTGTGCATATTTTTCATTGATTGCTTCGATAAATGACTTTGCCGGATCAATATATTGCTCACCGTAATCTTTTTCTATTGCTGTCAGTACTGCTGTTTCACCTTTTGGAAACTGACCAGTTTCTCTATCAAACAATGATAATACAAATTCAGTAACAGGGATTTTTTCTTCTTCAGGCTCTGTATCTAATCCTGTCTCTACAATTTCGTTTGCCCATTGTTCGTATTCGGTCATTGTGTCCGAGTCTTCCATTATGTCTGGAACACCATTTCCGTTTGCATCTTTCCACCAACTACCTTTTTCATCATGTGAATCATGTGAACAATCACAGTCTGGTTTACATTTGTGCATTTGACAACCGCAGTCTTCGCAATGATACTTACTATATCCTTTCATATAACCTTCTGCTACATCAGTTTCGCCTAATAAGTCTTCTGGTCCTAACTCTTGTGCTTTAGTTTTTTCATTCACTAATTTATAAATGTATGGAAATACATCTTTTAATTCTTCGTTAAACTGTTTAATAGTTAATTGATCAACCCAATTACTTGCAACGTCTTCCGGAACATCTTCCATTACAGGCGTTGCATAGTTACTAAATGCTTCTTGGTAATAAGATTGTTTTTGTAATTGCTCTACAGTCTTTTTAACTGTGTCAATTCTTTCATAAACAACATCCATATAGTCAGTTAAGCCTTCAGCCATTACACTTGAGCGACTCATGTAATTTTTAAATTTTCTTAACTTTGCAAGTTCTTCTGATAGTCCTACAATGTGCTTACCAAATTCGTCATATGCGTTTCCGCCTTCACTAACGTGTCTTGCCATTGCTCTTGCACCATTTAAATGTCTGAACGGATATTTAAATCTTTCGCCTTGATCACTTTCAATGTATATAGCTTCTACATTTTGTGTTCTGCCAGCAGCATATTCTTGATTTACAGGTTTGCTATGTTTTAACGCCAATCTAGCTGTACCTACATCTTGGTAGCTTGATCTACTTGTCCCATACATTTTTGATTCGCTCATTGTTTCTTCTCCGGATTTGTTTGCTAAAAACTTATAATCTCTTCTGTTTAAATTTGACTTTGTAATGTCTCTGGTATCAAAGTTTAGCAATCGTTTTTTAGCAAAATATCTTAGTTCTTTTAAAAACCCGTACCATCGTTCTTTTGTAAGTTTGTCTTC